TGCCACTGTTCAATGAACGCAAAACGAAAACAGACTTTGGCAAGGGATAAACGGTTACGTTAACTTTCTGTTTATAAGCAAAGGAGCTTAAAAATGGCATATCCAAGCGTTGACGGGCCTTATGGCATAGTCCCCGTAGGATTAGTAGGCGAACGCGCTTTCAATGGGGGATTTACCCAGAAAGGTATTGCGTCTGAATATGGTACAACTATATTTCAGGGTGATATTGTTAAAGGCGTTACAGGTGGTACTGTAGAAAAAGATACAGGTACTACTGCTTGCACTCCTAACGGAATATTTATTGGGTGTTCTTTTACGGACGCTTCAATGGGGCCACGGTTTCAAAACTATTGGCCTGCAAGTCAAGTAGCAACGGATGCAGTAGCATACATTGTTGATGACCCTAACGTATTGTTTAAGATTGCAATTACATCTTCGGGTGTGGTTATCAGTTCTTTAGCAATAACCGACATAGGCGCAAACCTACAAATCACGCAAACCGCAGGAGATACTATTAACGGTGTATCTCGTGTGTCTGCTGATGATACGTCTGCGACTACTAACACTTTTCCTGTACGAGTCGTGAGTCTAGTTGAAGAAACTCGCAATACTTCTGGTGGTTACACCGAAGCAATTTGCAAGTGGAACGCTGGTCATCAATACGGCAATACTACAGGCGTTTAAAGGAGTAATTTGAGATGACTATAAGCAGAGCGCAGATGCTCAAAGAGCTTTTACCCGGTCTCAATGCTCTTTTTGGGCTTGAGTACAGTAGGTATGGTGAAGAGCATAAAGAAATTTATGAAAACGAAACTTCAGAGCGAGCGTTTGAAGAAGAACAGAAATTATCTGGTTTTTCTGCAGCACCCGTAAAAGCTGAAGGTTCAGCTATTGAGTATGATAATGCTCAAGAAGCATACACAGCGCGTTATACACACGAAACTATTGCGATGGGATTTTCGATCACAGAGGAAGCTATAGAGGATAACCTTTATGACTCTCTTTCTGCTCGATATACCAAAGGTCTAGCTCGTGCGATGGCGTACACAAAGCAGATTAAGGCAGCGAATGTCTTAAACAGAGCTTTTAACAGCAGCTACACGTATGGCGATGGAAAAGTGCTTTGCGCTACAGATCACCCGCTTGTATCTGGTGGAACTAACTCAAACCGTCCGTCTTCTGGCGCAGACTTGAATGAGACTTCTTTGGAAGCCGCTATCATTCAGCTTGCTAACTGGACTGACGAGCGTGGACTTCTAATAGCTGCGAAAGCTAACAAACTTATTATCCCAGCGGATCTTATGTTTGTTGCCGAGCGACTAATGAAGACCGATAGCAGAGTTGGTACTGCAGACAACGACATTAACGCGATCAAGTCAATGGGCGTTGTACCGGGTGGGTTTAGTGTAAACAACTTCCTAACCGATACTAATGCTTGGTTCTTGACCACTGATGTCCCTAACGGTCTGAAGCACTTTACTCGTGCGCCAATGGCTACGTCTATGGACGGTGATTTTGACACCGGAAATGCTAGGTATAAGGCACGAGAAAGATACTCCTTTGGTGTATCTGATCCATTAGGAATCTTCGGTTCGCCCGGATCTTCCTAATAATACTTTTAAAGTATATGAAAGGGGGCCTTGTGCCCCTTTTCTTTTTTGTGTACCCTCAACATAACTAGGAATTTTATAAACTATAACGACTGCCCTAGCAGACACTTATTATGACGTTATGGTGAAACCTTTAATAAGGAGGTTAGTCAAATGGCTAATACAAGTTTTACAGGCGCAGTCCGATCCGAAAACGGATTTACTAAAATATCAAAAGCTGCTGGCACAGGCGTTATTACAGAAGGCTCTACTTATTCAGATGCCGCATCTATTACAGGTGTAACTTCTGCTACTGGCGGTCTTGTTATTGGCGCAGCTAGTTCAACTAAACTTATTTCTGTTACCGTAACTACTGGAACAATCGCTGTAACACACAGTCAAAACGTAGATGTGTCTTTTACACAGCCAGCAGGAACAATTATAAGAAACTTAATTGCTATTCCAGCAGGAAATATAGTAACAGCAGGCAGCAGCGGGGATGACGTAGACTTTGATCTAGGTACTGCCGCTGGTGGTGGACAAATTATTGATGAAAAAGCTATCTTAGATGATGGTGGTTCAGCAGTAACTTGGGCAGCTAACGCACCTCTTTACATCATTCAAAACTCTCATGGACACGCTGCTAATCAGTTTGTTAGCACTTCAACAACCGCAGGTGTTGTTGGTGGCCCAGCTACTTCAGAAGCTATTGTTATTGCGTCAACGCTTTACTCAGCAGCTGAAAGAACGCTTCACGCTAGGCTAAAAGCACTATCATCAGATTTAGCTACAGCAGCAACAACTGTTAAATACATTGTTGAGTTTCAATTTTTGTAATCATGATGGGGAGGTAAAACTCCCCTAATTGCAGGAGTAAGCTGTGAAAAAGAAAAAAGAAAAACCTTTGACTAAAGAAGAAGCAAGAAAATTAGGTTTGACGAGCGACGCTGATTATCTTAAACGTGGCTACAGGATGAGAACAAGAAGGGTAAACACGCATGAATTTAAAAAACGTACAGACCCGAATAAAAAAATACTTGTTCCCCCTAGAGATGTTGTAGATGGGGAAATTCAAAAATACGGGTATAAGTTAAAGAAGAAAAAGAAAATGAATAAAGGCGGCAAAGTCATGAAGTACAACATGGGCGGCAAAGTACCTACTTACGCAGGTATGCCTATGATGGCTGAAGGCGGTATGGTCAAAAAGAAAAAGAAAGTTAGCAAGAAGAAATCTATTGATGGTGTTGCTAGACGAGGTAGAACTAAAGGCCGAATGGTCTAAGAGGGTTTAATTATGGGTCAATATTCAGATGTAATCCCAGTAACGATTACCGCAGACACTGTAGCCTTAGATGCAGACGGCATATCAGTAGCCGCGTCTGTTGGCAATAATGCGGCATTGGTTATTGGTGGTGCTTTAGCCGACAGTGGTTCTGTTACACTTAGTCATGGAAGACTAATAACTATTCTTTCTGCAGGCGATGATTCTAGTAAATCATTTACTGTAGTTGGTACAGATGTTAATGGTGATTCGCAAACAGAGACAGTAACAGGCGCAAACGCAGGCACAGCAACAAGTAGCAAGTATTTTAAGACGATTGCAAGTATTACTGCCGTAGGAAACCCCGCAGGTAACGTATCAGCAGGAATCAATGCTTCAGCCGCTGACGCTATTTTTACAATGAGAAGCAGGCTAAAAGGCATGTTTCTAACTAGCACAGCAACAGCAGGAGAAATTGACTTTCTTACGTCGTCGCCATCAGGCACAAGTATTATGAAACTTAATTCTGTTAGTGATGCTGATGCGACAAGAGATGTAACAATACCTAACGAGGGCGTGGTGTTTACAAGTGGTATTTATATACAGTATACCGTGTCAACATTCTTAACCATGACAGTGTTCCATGCGTAATGGCTACTTCAACAACAACGGCGTTTAATCTTGATTTAAACGAGATAGTAGAAGAAGCGTTTGAACGTGCAGGTTCAGAAATGCGTAGCGGGTATGACTTAAAAACCGCAAGACGTTCTCTTAACTTGTTATTTGCTGAATGGGCTAACAGAGGCATAAACCTCTGGACTATAGAAGCAGGCACACAAGTATTGACTGCAGGCACAGCAACCTACGACTTAGCTTTAGATACTGTTGACTTAATTGAGCACGTTATCAGAACAGGAACAGGCACATCCCAGTCCGATATAGGCATATCGCGTATAAGTGTGTCTGGGTATGCTGGAATACCTAACAAAAACATTACAGGCAGACCCAATCAGATATACATTAATCGCAGAAGTGGGGCTACCGAAGGTAGTACAGTAATATACCCACAGTTTACTGTGTGGCCTGTGCCAGACACTACAGAGACCTACACCCTTGCTTACTGGCGTTTAACTAGGATACAAGACGCTGGAAACGGGGTTAATACACAAGATGTACCGTTTAGGTTCTTACCGTGTTTGATTGCAGGTTTAGCTTATCATCTATCGTTAAAGATACCCGGAAGCGAGCAACGCACCCCCATGCTTAAAGCTATGTATGACGAAGCGTGGCTAGAAGCCTCAGATGAAGACAGAGACAGGTCTTCTATGCGTATGGTTCCTAGAGTGTCGTATGTATAGATATGGCTAGTCGTTTTGCTTCAAACAAATACACTATCGCAGAGTGTGATAGGTGTGGGTTTCAGTATAAGTTAAAAAAACTTAAAGAAATCTATATAAGGACAAGAAAAACAAACCTGCTAGTGTGTCCTACTTGTTGGGAGTCTGATCACCCACAAAACCTACAGGGTATGTACCCTGTTGTTGATGCTCAAGCAGTACGAAATCCAAGACCTGCACAAGGGACGGATGTAGTAAATATATTTCAGTGGGGCTGGGAGCCAGTTGGTTTTAATGACAAAGATGGTTTAGTGCCAAATAGTTTGAAAGGCATAGGTAAAATAGGTACTGTTACAGTAGATACAGTGAATAGCTGAAGGAGCTAATATGAAAGTAAAAATCAAAGATATGAGCACTATCAAACCTTGTGCTATGCCGACTAACGCTGGGTATCCGAATAAAATACCTAACACCCAAACTAAAAAGATGAAGGGTGCAGGTGCAGCAACTAAAGGTACTGGGTTTAGCAATAAATCTAACTAATAACAATGAATTACGGCGCATTAGTTGCAGCAATTAAATCTTACACAGAGAGTGATTTTTCAACTACTGATGTAAATTTATTTATTACACAAGCAGAAGAAAGCATATATAACAGTGTGCAGATTGCTTATTTACGTAAAAATGTTACGGGCACAATAACAATCAATAATAAATACTTAGCTGTTCCTGATGATTGGTTGGATACGTATTCTTTAGCTCTAATAGATGGTAGTGGTAACTATAACTATCTAATTAACAAAGACGTTAATTTTATTAGAGAGGCGTTCCCGTTACCTACAACAACAGGTACACCAGAGTATTATGCGCTGTTTGACGATAGCGCGTTTATACTAGGCCCAACGCCAGACGCAGGATATTCTGCAGAACTGCATTATTACTACTACCCAACATCTATTACAAACGGTAGCACAGACTCAAATACTACTTGGATTGGCGATAACTACAGTACAGTCTTGCTTTACGGTAGCTTGCTAGAAGCCAATATCTTTTTGAAGGGTGAGCCTGATGTCATGGCAGAGTACCAAAAACGGTATGATGCGGCGTTAGGAGCATTGAAACAACTATCAGAATATAAGAACCGTAATGACTCCTACAGGGCGGGTCAGGCAAGAAAAGCTACGCTATAAGGAGATACTTTAATCATGGCTATAACACAAACAATGTGTACGTCTTTTAAAAAAGAAATTCTGCAAGCAGTACATAATTTTAGTGCCGCTGGAGGACATACTTTTAAGATAGCTTTGTATACGTCTAGCGCCACCATAGGAGCAGACACCACAGCATTTACCACTTCTAACGAAGCAAGCGGTACAGCCTATGTTTCTGGCGGGTTTACTCTTACTAATGTAGAGCCTTCAAGTGGCGGTACTACGGGGTTTTGTGATTTTGAAGATGCTTATTGGAACTCATCAAGTATTACGGCAAGGGGCGCATTAATTTACAATAGTTCACAAAGTAACAAGGCTGTATGTGTATTAAACTTTGGTGCTGATATAACAAGCAACCCTGACTTTAGAATACGGTTTCCTGTAAATGACGCAGATACAGCGGTTATTAGGATTACATAATGGCAAATAGAACGAATAGCGGTTGGAGTCGAGGACAGTATTTTTCTGGGCCGTGGGGTCAACCTGTTGTTGACGCTATTGAAGTTACCAGTGTATCTGCCGCTGCTGTTGTTTCTTCAGTACAACTATGGCAAGCAGTTGAAGGGCCACCGTCTATTACTTGGAGTGGTGTAAGCGATGCTCAAACACCGAGTTGGTCACAGATAAGCACTTCGCAAACACCTGATTGGTCAGGCAATATAGCCGCATAGAGGATATTTAGATGGCAAGTTCATATGTAAACAATTTAAGACTCACAGAAATTGCTACGGGTGAGGAAGCTGGTAATTGGGGAACCATAACCAACACAAATTTAGAACTAATAGGTCAAGCATTAGGGTATGGAACTAGAGCTATTGCCGATGCTTCTACTGACAATATAACGATTGCAGATGGTTCTTCTGATTCAGATAGAGCAATGTATTTAAAACTTACAGGTGGTGGGCAAGCCTGCACAGTAACACTAGCACCTAATACCGTATCAAAAGTATGGATGATGCAAAATGACACAAGCTACACACTTACGTTTTCTCAAGGTAGTGGAGCTAATGTATCTATAGAAGCAGGGGCTTGTAAGATTATAGCATCTGATGGCGCAGGTTCTGGAGCCGCTGTTTATGACGTACTTAACACACTACAAATTTCTGGCGATCTAACACTTAAAACAAGTGATGGCGCTATTATAAACGCGCAAACGTCCGACACTACGGTAACTTCTGGTAGTGTTTTAGGAAGGGTAGATTTTAAAGCTCCAGACGAAGCAAGTGGAACAGACGCTATATTATTAGCTGGGTCTGTCGCTGCGATAGCTGAAGATACGTTTGCAGCAGATAACAACGCTACTAAATTAAGTTTTCAAGTAGGCGCAAGTGGAACAGCTACCGAAAAAATGCAGTTAAGCAGTTTAGGGCATTTAGATGTTACTGGAGACATAACTGGAGCTAGTATTAATGCTGACGGAGACACAAGCGCAGGTGATAACGCAGCAATGGGCTATACTGCCGCAGAAGGACTAATCCTTACTGGGCAAGGCAGCACCTCAGACATTACCTTAAAAAACGACGCTGACGCTACAGTATTTACTGTTCCTACTGGCACAGACGATATTTTGTTTCCAGATAATGCTAAAGTTATGTTTGGCGCTGGAAGCGACCTTCAGATATACCACGATGGTTCTAACTCTTATGTACAGGATGCTGGCACAGGATTGTTGGTAATAAAAGGCAGTCAAGTAAATATTAACTCTGCTGGCGATGAATCTATGGCTGCATTTGTAGAAAATGGCGCAGTTAGTCTTTATTACGATAACGCAGTTAAATTAGCTACAGCATCAGGCGGAGTTTCAATAACAGGAAATGCAACCTTTGCTGATGACGGAACAGCTATTTTTGGTGCTGGTAGCGACCTTCAGATTAAACATAATGGTACAAATTCAATAATAGATAACAATACAGGTTCTTTGTTAATACAAAGTGATGCTCTTACTTTAGAAAGCGACAGTGGAGAAGACTATTTGACTGCCGCGGTAAATGGCGCAGTAACTCTGTTTTATGACAACGCTTCTAAACTTGCTACTGTAACAGGTGGAGTTAATGTAACGGGTACTTTGACCGCATCTACTGAAGTTACTGTTAGCTCTGACGTGCGATTCAAATCAAACATTGAAACGATTGATAGCGCATTAGACAAAGTAAAAGCTATGCGTGGTGTATACTTTGATAAACATGGCGCTGAAGACAGACGCTCTGTAGGTGTTATTGCACAAGAAATGCAAGAGGTTATGCCTGAAGTTGTAGTTACAGATGACACAGAAGATAAACATTTATCGGTGGCTTATGGCAACTTAGTAGGCGTTTTAATAGAAGCAGTTAAAGAGTTATCGGATAAAGTAGAAAAACTAGAGGCTAAATAATGGCGGTTACAAGTTCAGCACCTATTGACATTGGCGATCTAGTTACTGAATTTGGCGGTAGCACACCTCATTCTTTAACTGAATACTACCGTGGTGGTAGCCTTGTTCCTAACACTACAGCTAACAACAGTGTTCCTACTAGCGGTGCTATATCTCTAACAGACTTTTTTGGAGCCACTGCAAGTGGTGGGACAGATGACCGTACTTTAACTACGGGTTATGGGTTTTATGGTCTTGGTCTTACAGCATACGGTTTTAACTCACTTGATTTTAGCAATTACGGCTCTATAAGCGAAGACGCCATAGAATTTAGTGGGTTTAATGTTATTGTTAGGTCGGTATCAGTTACTAACAGTCTAAGATTTAGAGTTTCTGGTAATGTTGGGAACAGTGGCTGGACATCAATGACAGTAGGTGGAGTTACTTATAACCGAACAGATGCTACTTATGCAATTATAAGTGGGGGAGGTTTTAACGGCACACAATGGAGTTGGACAAACAGCGGCGGCGTACCAACTACAAATGGCGCAACAGCAACAGTATCTTGGCAAGAATAGGATAATTAAATGGCGAGTTCGTACACAACAAATTCAGGAATAGAAAAGCCAGCCGAGGGCGATCAGACAGGTGAGTGGGGCGATACGGTCAACACCAATATGGATATTATTGACCGATCCATTAATGGTGTTGGTGCAATTAC